CCATTTTATTTCAATTGTTACTTTTTTTAAAAGTGGATTTCCATAATCCCAGTTCTCATAAATTGTAGCCCCAACATTTGAAGGTTTTGCATATATTAATGTAGAAGTATCAGCTGAAGTGTTTCTACTTTCTAATGTAATGACAGGAGATTCATTGTCAGTTCTTACCAGTCGAAGATCATGTTGAAATGTATTGCTGAATGGATAAGGATTACCTAGTGGAGAAGGCTCTAAATTGAATCTAAAAGAAAAATCTTTAGTGTAATCAAATTCTTTGTTCCAAAAACCTGAAGAATATACACCTAATGCAGAAATTTTAGCTGTTCCTTTTTCTGATACATCTAGATTATTTACAATATTATTCCAATCTCCTGCTGAAGGCTCAAATACATCGCCTAGAACTATAAATAGTGTATTTTGAAAAGTAATGCTACCACTACCGTTGTCGATAGTAATATCAAAAAAACCTTCTGTTGAACCAGTTGTTAAGTTCAGAACTATTTTGTTATCAGAAATAAAAGTTACTTTATTTATAGTTTGCCCCTCAACTACGACAGTCATTGTTGGGGTGAAAAAGGCTCCCTCGAGGATAAAATCACCTGTAGTGTTCGGCCTGTTGCTACTCGGAATTAAATTGTACAAAAACGCTTTCGGGAAGCCCTGAACGCCTGTTACCTGCCCTGCTCTTACTTTTGTTAGTGCCATACCTTAATAGATTGCTATGATTTTATCTCCCACGTGTGGAGCTTCAATGAATTCAATGATTTGAGTTGTGCTTTCGGTATAATCATCACCTAAAGTCTGGGCGATACCGTTTAGAAAAATCAATACTTTCCCTGCCGTAAATGGAGCAGAAGTCTGGAACACTTTGTTGGTTCCATCAATAGCTCCAGTAAGACCGAAATCTATTTGCCCAATGCCGCCGCCTGTGCCAGGGGAATTATTTTCTAAATCACTTATACGCTGTTCATGCACCAGCACATCTTCTTCTACTGCATCTATTTGAAGGGCGAGATCATTTTCGAGAGCTGTAAGGGCTGCGTTTAATTCGGCTTCGGTCACGCCGTCTACTTCAGTCACCCCCAACTTCTGCTTAATCGCGGTTTTTTCGGCTTCGGTGAGAGTGCTCACCAGGTTGGAGAGGCGGGTGTCAGAAAAATCACCCGAAATTGGCTGCTGGTTTTCTGTAGTGCCATCAGTATATTTTATTGTATCCAGGAAAAAGCCCAAACCTTCAGCCGTTGCAGCTTCAATTCTAATGGTAATTTTATCAATTGTGGCAAGCTTAGTCGACGTTGGTGCAGGAAGTGACACGAATTGCCAATCAGCTGTATTTTGAGGGTCATAACCGTTTGATGTTGCACTGGTGAGCCAATGAGTTAAAGGCTTCCCATTAATTTGTTTCCCAACAAGCCAAACGACAAAGGGGTTTGCAATTTTTGAATAAGCTTTTTTGTTTTTTATATTAAAGCTTAGTTCTTTAATTTCTGCTATATCCAGAGGGGCGGCAGGGGTAAATTCTATTTTATCATATTGCTGTAAAGATGTTCCTTCAATTGCATAATTGCCGGACTTCGTTTGATTTCCACTCAATAAATTAATACGTGCACCCCCTGTGGTTTCTGAAGCATCCCATTCACCACCTGCCACAGTTCCTGATTCATTGTAGATAGGTGTTCCCGTAATTCCAACTGGAGCTGCTGCACCCGATTCTATGATAAAAAATGTTGCTTCCAGTTGTGTTTCCGGATCTACAACAGGCTTTTCAGGATTTTCTGAAGCTACTCCGGTTAATACTACGATATCACCATCATGAGTTCCTGCTATTACATCAATTCGAGAAAAACCTGCATTTGCTGGAGCATCCTGTAGAGTGATTGCTTTGGTTTTGGTGTACCTCGTTCCTCCGAAATACCATACAAGAGATGGCTGGAAATTAAAACCATCAATGTATCCTGAGTTAAAGCTGACAATCCCATGAGATATAGTTCCATCACTTGGATCTCCTCCGGAAGGAATAGGAACCCATACCAGTGATCCATCAGCCTGAGACATGGGAATAAGTCCATACTCTGTTGGAACATCCAAGCCTCCAGTTGAAGCAGGAGGATTTACAGGAGTAGCATTAACATCGATAAAATCGCCGGCCACTGTTTGAGTATGACCGATTCCGATGTTATTACTGCTGCCTATGTAGATATAATTGACTGGGTTCCCCTGTCTCAAAGTTTTGAAGACATTCAGGGAAGCTGTGTTTATTGCGTATGGTCCAGAATCATTAATGAAAACCTCGATTGGCTCCACATCTATTTCACCGAGATTGATAACGTTATTCTGGTAATTGGTAACAAAAGAAATGTACTCTATATGAGTGCCAGAAATGTTGGTTCCGTTTACTCCATAAGTTCCTTTTCCTGGTTTGAATTCCCAATAATAGAATTCAACGGCATTGCTGGTTTCTACATCACCAATAATACGAGCAGCTTTGAAAAGGATTCTCTCTGTTCCAAGCACAACGAACTGCTGAGAATTGACAAAATTCACAATTTGCTGTACAGAATCTTGAGTCCAGTCGATTTGCACTGGTACCACTCGCGTAATTATATTACTGGAGATAGTTGTGACTCCACCGGCATCAGATCCACCTTTCTTGAGGAACAGAATAGGACTGAGTATTTCAGCCAGTTCCACAACTGAACCATAGACTACACCATTAACAGAAACGTCTGAATAAAGGGTATAAGACAGTAATTCAAACCTGGTATCATAGGCATTAACAATACGCAATTTGTTTCCATGGACATAGCTATGGAAATTCCTCACCAGGGAAATGCTGTTTATTTTGAAGGTACTTTGACCAGCTGTAAATTCTATGTTTACCATTGCGGAGCTCTGGTTATGATATCACCACCAGTTGGTGCATCATTGCAGTCCTGGCAGTTTTTATAGTTGATGTTTTTTCTGTCCATGTATCTAGCCACAGCTTCAAAAAGGAGATTAGCATCTTGCCGGGTTGTGTAGTAGATATCCTTTTTTTCAGAGTTGCTGAGGGGTTCAGACTGAGGGCCGGATTTTCTTACCACGCCATGAGAGGTAGTGACAATACTACCTTTTAAAATTAGCCGGGCATAAGTGAAATAGGAGAGAACAGCCTCCAGGCCTTCATGGTAATAAATTTTACCATCGTGTGTATATTCCTGCCCGGCTATTACTTTATCATAGGGATCTTCAGCTTTTTTCTTGAGCATGTCATAATAGAAATCTTCGCAAAACAATTCCCTTAGATCAAACTCCTGGGCTTCACGAATGAACCTTTCAAATTCACTATCACTAATACCAACAGCAATTTGAAGGTATTTCTCAGCAATAGCTTTAGTTATTAGTAGGGGCTGTTTCATCTTCTTCTATGGTTCCATCTTCCATAAGAGAATAAAGTCCAATGGACCAGTCTCCGGAAGGATTGATGTCAATGTGATAATTCCTGTACAGTTCAGAGAAAAGGCGTTCAATCATGCTCCTATCTTTAGCTGTAGATTTGTTATAAAGGCTCTCAGCTGCTCTCAGATCATCTCCTGAAGTGTTTCCAAGTTTCCCCTGGACAAAGTCCACGATCTGTGGAGGAATGTTTTTAAAAGCTTTCCTAATGTAATTGGCTGAGCTCTCTTCAAAATGCTTGTACTTTTCAGATTTGGTTTTGTCTTCTAAAAAGTCAAATTGGAATTTGCTGGTCTCCTTTTTTTCAGAACTGAATTCATCTTCAACAAGTAGAATTCCACCAGTATTTTCGTTTCCGTAAACAGATTTCAGGTTCTTCTCAAATGCATCCTGCTTCCCTTTGCTGTCAAACTTCTTGTGACGAACCACCCAGGCATCTTTAAAGCCTTTGCGGACCATCCGGTTATAGTGCAGGGCCAGATTTGCCTCAGTATCTGAATGCATATAGCAGTTTTCAACAAGGCTCTTGGCGTAGGTACCCTTGGTGTTGTTCAATTTGAAATGCAGGATCTGACCTTTGTAGTTCTCCCATCCTCCATCTCTCTCGACTTGCTCCTGAATTATTTCCGGAAGTGGATTGTAAGTATCAAAAGCCTGGATCTTCTTTTTGTCGGCTCTTTTATCCCATCCATCAGGATTCATGATGATCATTCCGGAATAGTTTTCATCATCAGGTTTTCCTTCACGACAAAATTCATTTGGAATGACAGTATGTTCTACTTTCTCATAAGCTGCATTGTAGCGGATATGGATCCAAACTTCCTGATGTTCTTTTAATTCGGAATTGACCTCCATAAGAAGATCTTCAGGAGTGCGGGATTCCAGCAAATTATCAGTATCCTCTTTAAGCATTTCAGCAATAAAACCGGAACCGCCCAGAAATGATTCATAAATCTCACCACACTGGCGGGTTGTAGGGCTGGCATCAAAGAGATTTTCAACCAAAACAGGATAGAGGTTATCTTCGCCTTTGAAAATAACCCCTAACTGCTTGTTGACTACTTCTCGTTTTTTACGAGAATCTACTGATATAATTTTGCTGTTCATTAGGCATTAAGCTCTCTAAGGAATTCTTCTTTGCTGCGAGCTTTGATGTGAGGATATTTCTCACGAAGCTCATTCATGTTCAACTCAAGGTCAATTTTCTCCCTCTCTACAGGAGCTTCAGCCTGCTCAGCTGCTTTTTCTTCTTTCACAGGAGCATCTGCTTTTACATCTTCGGCATCTTTAACCTCAATTTCCTTTTCATCCTCCTGAACCTTCTGCAATGGTGCAGCAGGAGTTTCAGATTCCTTTTTTGCAGCATCAATTTTGGCCTGCTCAGCTGCTTGAGCTGCTTCCTCAGCATCTTTCTTTTTCTGCTCGGCTTCCTGGGCTTCTTTGGCTTTGGCATCCTCAACGGCCTTCGCTTCTTCAGCTGCTTCTTTTTGAAGTCTTTCCAAAGCTCCTTCCGGGATTTTAGCAAACAGTACAGATCTGTTAGGATTTACCTTTAGAAGTGCTTCAGCTACTTCATCAGTAAGGTTCAGATCTGAATAATATTTATTGGATCCTCTCACGTGAATGACAGAACCAGATTTCATTCGGTACTTTCTTTCTTTTTGACTCATGATTTCATTATTAAGGTTGATGTTTTGAATTTTCTGAATGTACCCGGGAAGGAGACCGGAACAGGTCTTACAAGCTGTTCCGAAAACTTCTTCGTGGATCTCGAATACAAGTTTTAAAAGGGGCGTACCATTATTGGCCGCCCCGTTTAAAATTTCTTTAGAACTGGAGCTCTGGATAAGCTCTATTTTCTCACTTAAGATCACGGAGCAACAGGAGGCACGAACGTGTTAGTGTCTAACCATGCAGCTGTAGTAGCCACATCTGTTGCAAGAAATACCTTTGGAGGTGTAGCTTCTTCCTCTCCTTCTTTGGTGGCCACTGTTAAAGTAGCTACTCCGGAATTCGCTGAAGAGTCATAGTCAAAAGCATTCATGAGCATACCAGATTCAAAACCGACAACCTCATAAGTGAGTTCTCCGTTTTCTCCACCGTCAACCTTCTCAACAATAGAGAAGATTCTTGCACCGTCGATGATCTCCTGGATGCGCTCTCTTTCATTAAGACCTCGATAAAGGATGTTTACGACATCGGTGTGGGTGAATCCGTTTCCATAATCCCCAACTACACCAGCAGCACGAACGATGTGATTTTTATCGTTTCCACCTACTGAGTAGATTTTTGCACCAGCCTTTAGGACCAGCGTAGTGATTGCATTGTTCTTATTTGCCAGGATAGTGGCTTCTTTGTCGATATCATCAACATTTCCGTACCACTTTCTTTTAATACCTGACTTTGGCTTATAGCCGCAAATCTTTGCGAAATTCCCGGCTAATATTGATTTACATTCTTCTGCCATGATAGTTCAGTTTTAGAACACTAAGCAGCTACTAAAAAGCAGCTGCTACAGCGTATGGGTTAGGGATTTTGAAGTCCATCAGGTAAGAAGCCTTGATGTAGAAGTTCTCATCTTTTCCTCCTACGTACTCAAGACGAAGGTCAGTAAGGGCTGCACTGTCATCTACTCCAATTTGAAGGTTAGATTTGTCAGCGATTAAAGCCAAGTGAGGTAAGTGTTTAACTCCGGCATTGTTGAAATCACGCTTAACAATATTGTCATAGTTGAACTTTAAATTAGTCAACTTTCTACCATCGAATTCTGGTTCGAAAGGTTTCTGAATAGCATTTACTCCAGATTCAAGGGTTTTACCTCGGAACATATCCTTGTAGTTCTTAAACAGCGTATTTGCAGTTAAGAATAAATCTCCTCCAGCAAAATCTAAAGCTTCAACAAGATCATCATAGATCTCATTAGCTTGACCAGCGGCTAATTCTTGACCAGCAGCATCTAATCCGGCGTTTTTATCAATATTGATAAACAAGTGAGCCAGATCAGGGTTCGTCTTAAAGTACTGAAGAGTCTTAACAAGACCTTTATCTATCTGGTTGTAATCTTCAGCTGCACCTACGGCATTTGGTCCTAAGATTCCATCAGTGGCGATATCTTTGTTTCCAAAGAAACCAACACGAACAAAATCTTTATTCATAGATCCAGAGACCATTGATGTGATGAAGTCAATAAATTCAGCTTCTTCAAGGTTTCTTCGATCGTAACCGTTGGCCAATCCCCATTGAATAAAAGCGCCTTCCATTTCTTTGTAACACATCTGGATTCTTACATCCATAGATTGAGGGTTCCACTTTTGAGAGATCCCATCAACACCAAAGGAGGTGAAAGTAGGTTCACAACCGGCCTGTTGTTTGGTCACATACTCCTGATCCTTTAAAACAACTACTTGTTGTCCTCCTTTGATACCCGGAACAATTGTGAAGAAACTTTCTGCAGGAGCTGTAATAGCATTGTGCACAATAGCATCACGCAGGTCTTGAAGCATCCTGTCGCTATTGTTTATTTCCTGAAATGATGTGATTAAGTCCATTATCTAATTCGTTTTTTTGATTGATTGATGTTTTTTTGATGATGATTTTTTTTTTGTGAAAGGGTGATTAGTCCTTTTTGTTTCTGGCTTCTCTCTGGGCTTGTACCTTAGCAGCAAAATCCATTTCTCCCTGTTGTTCTATTTTCTTGCGCTCATTCTTTGGAGGAGCTGAGAAAGCCTGAGATTTTACAGTCTTCTGAAGGTTTTTGATTTCCTTGTCTTGCTTAGCAAATTGATCAGAGATCATGTTGATAGCACTGGAGAAATCTTCAGAGAATTTATCAAGTCTCTGATTGATGGCCTGAAAAGCTGCCGGATCTTCAGTTTCTTCTTCCTCTTCAGCTTTTTCGCGGATCTCTGTGATTTTTCCTTCAGCTGTAACGAGGGTACGGCCATCGGCTAAAAGGTGCTCACCATCTTCGAGGGCGTTTCCTTCTTCGTCATTTACAACATCACCATCCTGTGGCTGCTCGTTTTCTGTTACTACTGTGACAATGCCACCAGCAGCAAGAGTCAGGTCCACGTTGAAGGTTTCATCTTCTTCTGCTTTGGACCCAAATTTTTCTTTTAAAGTTTTAAAGAGATTCATTGGTTTATTTGAGTTTTCGGGTTTGCGTGTGTAATAGGATTCATAGCGCTCAAGAAAATCCATGAGGATTGCCGGCTTGTTATTTACAATTTCGAAGAGTTGAGGGTTTTGATCCAGGAAATCAGTCATGGCCACTCCAAAATCATTTTCAACTGAAAACAGAGAATCAGTTGCAGCCGGATCATCCACAAGATCTGAAGCTAAAAGAGCGTGAAGTACTTTTATGGTTTCCATTTTGGATTCACCATTATCATATTCTACTTCGCCCTCATAAGAATCGCTCTTGATAACAATGGAATTTCCGAACATGTCAGAGTTAGATTCGGCCATGTCCATGATGTATTCATACATCTTGATTCCTTTGCCTTCTACTTCTGTTTTTTTGGAAATTGGATCCAGTTTAAGATCCGCCACTACTTTTCGGTCTTCTACTCTGAAGTTGCTGTATCGACCAACGTAGGTTCCTAAGGAGTTGGAACACATATTGGGATGGCCGAACCGGGATTTTACTCCCTGAGTTTGTTGGTTTCCTTTTTTAACCAAGTCAGTTAGAAATTTATCATCGAAGAAACTTTCATTCTTGTTTCTGCCGTATTGGGCGATGATAATATTCTTAATGCTGTCGTTTTCCCGATCAACATTTATGTGTTTGCTCTTGGAAAAAACAGGTAAAGATCTAAACTCTTCCTTTTTCATTAAAATATTTTCGATTGTACATCGTTGAATCAAAACTACCTTAACAAAGCGTTAACTTGTTAGACAGTGTTTTGTCTAATTGATTATCTTTGAGCGTATGGTCCTCTTTATCATAGGCATAATAGTAGTTGGCGTGGCGATTCTTTACGGATTCATCAAGGCTGTAAACGCTATTTTCAACCCTCTCATTAAGAAAATGGAAAGAAAAACCGCCAGATTGGAAAAGCGGGATAATCCATACGTTCAGGCTCACATCTTGAAAAACAGAAATGATGAAATGTATGAGGAGTATCTCGATTGGCTGGATAAAAGTGGAGGAGATTTACCTTTTGAAAAATGGAAGACTGCAGAAGAGCAGGCTTTCGATCAAAGGGTAAAAAATGCAGGGAATAAGACTAGACCAGGAGGAGGAATTCGATTTAATTAATAACAACTATAAAAGACGACATGAAATCAATTGATTTAACTCATTCTAATGGAGAAACAGTAACAATTTTTATCGAAAAAATATCCTATATCAGGACTTACCCAAATGGTTCAGCTATAGGTATTGGTTCGAATGAAGTTAAAGTAAAAGAAAAACGAACTGAAGTAATAGATAAATTAAAATCTCCAAGTCAGTTTTTTGTCCTTTAGATTTTCTACAACTATAAACCCCGGAATTTCCGGGGTTTTCTTTTATGGTGTAACTAAAAAAATCAACTCTCCATCTTGATCACCACCCTCTCAACTGTTTTCCCACTGCATCTGAAATCTATAGCTGTAAGGTCATAAGCTTCCATTTTTCCAATTCCTTTTTCCAGGTATTCAAGATAACTTTCATACATCTCCTTGTCATTCAAATAACGAATAGGTACGATACCCTTTCCCAACAATTTTTTGAGCAGGCCTTCGCGTTCCAGTTGTACAATGAGTTCGTAGGTTACCATTTATTTTTGGGGCAGTGGTGGTCTTTAGATCTAACTTTCGATGATAGGGGACATTTCAAACAAGCATCACAGTAATAGCCTTCTATTTCCCTTATTTTATAATCTGGCATAACTGCAGAATGAATCCCTTTTTTTGCAAATTCACATCCGGAACATATAGCTGCACGCCTTTTGGCTTCTTCTTCAATTACCGGATCTTCTATCAAGTAATTTTTCCAACCGTTTAGGACATCCTTGATCATTCGCTCGCTCCGTTTACAATCTTGGAATTCCGGGTATTAATTTCATTGATACTATCCACCGGTACTACAGGTTGAATGGCATTAACCCTGTCTGCAAGTATATCTCCCAAACGATCATAATCGAAAGGTTGTGAATTCCCACGTGGTACCGAAGTAATAGCAGGACGTATAACAGCCCCTCCATTGTTTGCATAGGTAACAGGCTTACTCAAAGGAACTCCTCCATGCTTTTGGTTCAAAGCACTCAACACATTCAGTTCCTGAGAAGCTTCTCTCTTTAGGATGACCATTTTTTCACCTGATTCTGCTTCTACTACAGGATTTCCATTTTCATCATAAAAGGTGGTTCCTCCTTGAGCATGTCTTTTCCCTCCGATATCCATTACTATACCGCGAGCTGCTTTAGGTATATCCGGCTTCTTCACGTTTGTGATCTGCTTGACGGTTTCAAGACCTGATGCAACAGCGGCGGCAGCGGCTATTGCTCCAAGAGCTGGACCAACAACAGGAATTCCGGCCATAGCTTTATATGCAGCTGTGGCAGCCTGATAAGTGTCAATAGTCGTGGCAGCGACCGCAGCGGCTTTTCCAGCAGCAGATTCTTTGCCGAGAATAGTAGCAAGGTTCTTGAAGGTTTCACCTCTTGTCTGGATATTGAAATCCTTAATAGCTTCCTGACGTTGCTTTTCCTGCTGAGCATATTTCTCGTTGATGAGAGCTATATCTGCACCGGTCTTTTCGGCATTTTCAATTTCAAGCTGTCGTTGCTGTTCCAGACGCTCACGTTCCAGTTCCATCTTCGCAAGGAAATTTCCCTGCTCCAATTCCTGCCTGTTTTTGAAATCAATTGCTTCCTGTTCCCGGATTGCCTGCTGGCGTTCCTTTAAAAGTTCCTCCTGGCTTTTGCGGTTTTCCTCATTAACTTTATTGATGGCATCGTTGTACTCCTGCTGGTTTATGATACCTTCTGAAAGTTTAATCTGCCATAGATCTCTTTCCTTCTGAGCAACTTGATTAAGCCTTTCCTGTTCCTGTTCCAGGAGTTGTTCGGAAAGGAATTTATTTGCATCAAGTTTGCTCTGGTGGTTCTGCCGGAAGATCTCGAATTCGCGCTCAGCATTAGCAATGGCAACTTCCGTTTGCTTTTCTGCAAATTCCTGGGTAATCTCGAGCTTTGCAGTTTCATAGGCAGTCTTGGAAACTTTACCGGCTTTGTATTCTGCATCGAGGATTTGAAGCTTTTTCTTTGAAACTTCTTCTGCAATTTTCAGTTCCTCCTGGAGAGATTTTGCCCGGGTACCTTGTTGGGCCAGAAACAGGTCCAGCACTTCCTTCTGAGCTTCAATATCCTTTTCGATCGCTTCTCGAGCAATAGCGGATCTTTTATCTGTTTCCTGCTTTACAACGGCATTAAGTTTGTTCTGAGCCTCTTTGGTTTTGGATGCTTCCTCAGCAATTCTCTGATCAATCTCGGCAAGCTTAGTGGCCAGTTCTGCCTTCTCCTTATCAGATGTATCATTGGCCATCTGTTTGAGGCGAAGGATTTCAGCTTCTTGTTTGATACGTTCTATAGATCCTTTACTGATTTCCTCCTGAGCAGCAATAGCACGTTTAGCCGCGGCTTCACGTTCAGCTGCAGATTTGGTCTGATCATCAGCAAGTTTATTCTGTTCTTCAAATTCCCTCTTTAGTACGGCCTGCTGTTTAATATAGGCAGCCTCAGTTTTGTTCAGGTTCTGCTGGATCTTCTCGATCTGCTTTCCACGCTCCCAAGCTTCTCCAAATTTTTGAGAGATCTTGTCTCCCATTGCATCCAGTTTTTCCGAAAGATTTTCAACTCCGGTTGCTGCCTGCGTAACTCCATCTTTAATGCCATTCCAGTCTCTATCCATGACTGCCTTGATGATTTTATCAAGAGCAGTGAATCTATTGATCAGGTTTTGCTTTATGGCTTCTCCAACATCTTTGATAAGTTGCTTTGGATTGCTGAAAGCTTCAAATATTTCTTTTCCGAAATCCTGAACTACTCCTAGTAAAGTCCCCATAACCTCTTTCAGAGGGGTGAGCACTCGATTCACCTTATCAATTCCTTCTTGAGTAGATGCCAGATAAGCTACTACAGAACCCAGAATAACAAGAAATGCACCCAGACCTGTAGCGATAAGAGCAGCCCTGAATATCTTTAATGCACCGGCACCGGCCAAAGTAGAAACCTGCTGAGCTCTTTGCGCTGCGGTCATTCCCTCAGTAGCTTTAGTGCTATTTTTGATATCATCAGCTCCCTGTTTGAATTCATTCCGAATACTGGTGAAGACAGGACCAAAGGCAGTCATGATGTTGTTCACATCTCCCTGATACTTTCCAAATATCCCGAGCTCATTATAAGCTTCCTTAATTGATTCTTTGTAGTTACCAATATTGATTTTCGTTTTTTCATATTCAGAAGAATTCTTCTTGATGAAATCTGTATTCTCATCAACCTCTTTGTTGATTTTATTGATGAGCTTAAGGTGATCCTCATTGGTGGTATCCAGATCATTCTTTATGGCCATTAATTTCAGATTAGCATCCCGGGCATCATTAATTGTCCGTATCTCTTGATTCTGAATATTGATATAAGCATCAATAACCTTGTTACTGGCCCTGTATTCCTTATTGAGGTTTTTGATTTCAATCTCAGTACGGGTGTATTCGTCGAGCTGCTCTTGAGTGGCAGAAGTCAAACCGTCTGTATCTTTTTTGAGCTCTTTCTGAGACTTCCGGAGTCGCTCAATTTCTTGCTTCACCTGTCCGGCACTTTTTACAAGCTTATCGACTCCTATGTCGATCTCTGCGATTTTTACTCTTTCTTCTGCCATTACCTGTTGATCTTAATAAGTTCTGCTTTGGTTAATTTTTTATTTAGGTCTGATTTGGAGATACTGTCTACAAGGAATTCACCGCCCAGCTGTTCAACATATATTTTTGGCTTCAGGTCAAAGGCATCGAATTCAGCTTCGCTCAACTCGAACTCAGCTACTATGATTTTTGTATTATTGAAAAGGGCTCTGATGGGATCATATCTGTTGCTGATGATCTTTCTCCAGGAATAATCATAATCTTCCACAGCACGAACCTGAGTAACTGCATCATATACCATGAATTGCTTGCTGCCAATATTGGCTGTTCTGGAAATCACTCGCTCACGGACAAATGAAAAGCGGGCATCTCGAGGATTGTACTGAATGATCACCTGGCCATCTTTTTCAGTTGGTTCCTTTTCCCATAACTGAAGCTTCGGAATTTCTTCCTGCACTCCACCTACATCAAAAGGCACTGGCAATTTCTCCGGAGAATAAGTTTTGGATTGAATGATATCAGTTTTCTCCTCCAGGTTCTCATTCGGGATCTTAATCACTCCATCATTGAATTCATCTCCTTCACCATTGTATTTGAATCGGCAGTAATTGCTTTTAGCATACTTATCAAAAGCATATTTCTCGCCTGTTTGCCTAACGAACTTACTGGACCAGTCAAGGGTCTCACCATTGATTCTTTCCTGATAGGTGAGGAATTCAATGTGATTTTCAATTTTTGAAGGAAAAGGAGTGAGTCCAAACCTCCAGAGTACTTCTTTGTAGAAATCTTTTGGAGTCAGATTTTTGAAAAACTGGATCTGATCAATAACAGTTGGGTTTACTGTTATCATATCCCAATTCAACTGGAGGTTTGTATCATCCCAGATCATTTTATTCCGGAAGTAAAATAAAGAAACAGCATCACCAGCATGTAATCTTACAACCTGGTCAATGTCAAAGTTTACAGTTTCTTGTAGGGCTGTTGCGATAGGACCTCCTAAAAGCTCCTCAAGAGGCTCCATTTTGTAATTATCATTGGTATGGGTGTCCTGAAGGTTTTTTCCCAGATATAAAAAGGATCTTTGAGTAGATTTATTTGTCATAGATCCTGTAATTCTTATCCGATAATCACCGGTTGCACCAACCTTCCAATGGCGTTCATTATCATTTTTGGAACCGGGAATAATTTCACCACCATTGGCTGAAAAGGTGATTTCCTTTTCATAAAATCCTGGACGAAAAATACACCACACGTACCCAGTAGAATACAATGTAATAGGTTGGTTAGGAAAGCTTAAAGAAAAAGAAGCCTCACCATCAGCTCCGGAAGTTATTCCCTTGGGATAAGTAAGAAAAAGGTTCAAAAATTCCTCCTCTTGGAATACTGTACCGGAAAAAGTGAAGCCGAAAGTCTGAAAGATTCGCTCCCAAAGATATTTCACCGGAACAGCTGGAATGAGATAATCGGCATTGATATAAGAAACTTCACCATTTACAAAATGAGTTTCACCATTGAAGTCAGCAAGCAAGTATTTATAGAATTCATTTCCATTAATCCAGTTATCCTTGATCACCGGTACCGACTTTGTATGACCAATTTCCGGAAGATTAATATCATCAAAGGTTTTATTGTCCAGTTGCTTCATGAAATCAATGTGGCCATCGTAGATGTAGATTTCATAATCATCCTCAATGGTAGATTCAAACAAAGTCCAGCCTTTATAAATGATGCAGATATTTCCCAGGAATAGCCGGGCAGTATTCTTTTGATATGGCATAGGTGAAGTACTACCCACAATTCCGAGTCCTTTAAAGTAGGCTGTATTCTTCGCCGTCCTTGGCACCTTAAAACTTTTAGTATAGTTGCTATCCCTTTTCGCAATATCCCGGAGGCTATTCACCTGCTTGGTGTAGCCTATTTTTTCCTCTTGTTTGAGATCAATTTCATGATCATTTATGAATAACCTTTCTCTCATTACAGGTGCAGGTTATAAAGATCAAATTCAACAATGGCCTTTTCCTTGAGCTTGACCATTTTTAGTTTTCGTGTATTGAGGGAATTAGAAGAAACTTCCACACCTACCCAGCTTTTTGCAGTTTGCTTCTGGTATAGATCCCCCACATACATCTCAACTCTTGGAGAGCTGATGAAGTCCTGAAAGTTTTCCATTTCATAAGGTTCCAGAGCTTCAGTTTGAAGTTCCATAGATACCCGGGTTTGCTTTTCCGTAATAGATCGGCGGAGTGTATTTTGAATTCCATTAAAGTCCATACGTACAGATTCCCCTTCCTGAGCTCTATTCCTGACAGCTACCTCACTTTCAAAGCGGATATAACCAAATCCACCACCATTCCGGTAAAACTTGAAATAAGGTGCGCATTTGGATTCTTTCTTATTCACCACTACTTCAAATTTATCTGTGGTGCCGAAATCAAGTTCAATCCGGTTTATTCCTGTCTGTAGTGGAAGAATATCATCAATGGTAAAATCTGCGCTTCCCTGTGAAAAGAAAAGCCGGTTCATGTACTGATTGAAATCCATGGCCACTGAAAGATTTGTGGTTCTGTTTCGGATGATCACCTGTTTCGCCTGGCTGGAGAATACCGGAAGATCAAAAGGATATCCTGGGTAGTAAGTAACCTTGCTGAGCAGAGCGAAATTTTTATTGATGAACCTCTCAGTATAGTTTGCAATTTGAGCCACTGACTTCAGGAAGTAATATGTTCCCTTGCTCGATACAATTCCTTCAGACATCACCACTTCCATATTCAGGAACAATGAAGGATCTGCATACACATATCCGGAAGTCTCAATATCCGGAAGGATCTCGTCTTCAAACTTATTTTGATTTATGAGGGTAGTGGCAAAATCTTTCAGATTCAGATAGTATTCGCCAAGAGGTGAAGGATAGAGGGTAACAGGCAATTCACCATTTGCAGTGACATTCAGTTTTGTTTTGTCCTCAACTGTAAACCGCAGCACATTATCATTAAAAGCATTCAGGAGTGCATTGGATGGTAATGCCTGAGTGAAGTCAATAACATTCGTTTCTAAACCTCCGGGATAAATTACAGCGGTATGAACAACTGTATTGTAAATCATGTATGGGAAGATTACTCTTCCGGGCTTGAGACTTTCAATGTATAGGTAGTAATCATCTGAGGTCACTGACCATTCACCAGAAGGAACCAGATCCAATTCAATAACCCGCTTTAGTTCGGCATTGAAATCATCCACGAACTTTTCAGCTTCGAAAGGTTCATCTCTTACTCCGACCCAATTGAAAACTATCTGAACATAATTTTCCATTCCATCAGAATAGCTCCAACCGATAAAAGGATTGACAGCAGCTGAAGGATCTTTGATGCCGCCGGTTATTCTTAATTTGATTACTGCTCCCATTATGCTGCTTGTAAAATATTTTTGAAATCTGATTGAAAATCTACTTCCCTCATGTATTCCTCTCCTACCTCATTCAGTAGGTTGTACAGGTGTTCACCGAGATAAAGAGTAACTACATCTGAAATGACCTTTCCGGCATTGTGTTCATTTGGAACTTTAATTCCTTCCTTGGCAATCTTCCTGGCAATGATGTAGGCGAATTGTTTTTTCTTCTCCACGAATACTGCCGGCAATCCTTTTTTAACCTCGATCCATTCTTCAATTGCTTTGAGAGGAGGGAAGCCGCCAGAGCCACGTCCGTACTCCATGAATATTGAATGCTTGGGCCCATACATGGAAAGCTTATCACCTTTGATCTCATATTCCAGTCCTTCAGCAAACTTTCCGGAAGCGCGGAGACCGAGCTTGTCATAATTTGCGATTAGATCCTTTTTGAATCTTTCGAGGTACCTGGTATAGATCTCCTGTTTGTTCATTGAAATTCCTGTGACGCAGCCTTATCAATTTTGAATTCAATTCCCTCATCATGCCATTTCTGAAGTTGGGCTTTTAGTTCTTTCTTTTGATCTTCAGTAAGAGGTCCTTTGAGGACAATTACTTCCTCAGTTACATCCTGTTTCCTTGGTGGAGGTGGTGTGTGCTTGAAGTCTGGAATACCTTTCTTGGTTCTAGTTACATCAGTGTTACTATACCTTTTGTACATGATTTGATTTAACCATAGGATTGCAATGCCGAGAATATCGAATGCCAGGAGAAAGATGAAAAAGCCCATGACAAAATTAAGATCCAAGTACCAGAACAAAAGAGCAAAGGCTACATAGATCACATATAGGATAATTCGGTTGAGTATTGCTTTTTTCATTGGTTTCGATTTCTCTAATATTTTTTCGTTTTGATTTTTCCCACAGGTTTTGCATGTGAATTGTTCATCAAGCTGCCTAACATGATAACAGTCAGAGCACCATCCAGTATATTCGATCATTTCTTGTATCGTTTGAGTAGTTTCTTAATAGCAGTCTTTTTGTTGATAGCAGGCACGTAAAGGCAGTTCTCATTTACTATTACCTTCCTGACAATTGGATTAATGATCATATTATCAAGGCGCTCAAAATGCGCTCTGGGGCTTTTCCCTTTTACCTCCTGAGGAAAAGAAGCCACATCTTCTTCAAACTTGGCTTCTTCCATGGTGCCATCGGCAATGTTATATTCCCACATCTTTTGGCCTTTGTGGAGTTTGGTTCTTCCGAGGTGCTGCAGTTTCTTTTCCTGTTCAGCCTGCCGGACATTCACCACTTTGTCTGGATTGATTTTGGAGTGTGCTATTTTCATCGCTTCTCTATTGTAAACCTGATCTTCAGGCCATCGACGTTGGTATCATATTCGTTATACACTTCGATTTTCTTCCACTGCTTTACCTGGTATCCATCACAATCCAGATACTTATCCCGGACATCATTGGCCACAGACTTCAGATGCTTCACAGCTTCCTGATATTTGACCTCCTGAGACTCATCACTGATCTTACTACGGACTACCAAAAGCAATTCCCCAGTGTAGGTGTGGCCCTCGCATGCTCCATGCTGATTTATAATATCATCCTCATCATGCCACAGGAACAGGAGATATTTTTTCTTTTCCTCAAATGGCTTGGCAGTATCATCTGCAGCATCGAGGAGGTTCTGCCATTCGGCTGATCCATATTTGAATGCCATTTCCATGGCAAGGGCAAGGGCTTTAGTGTAGTCTACTATCATTTTAATTTGGAATAGCGTTCGTTATATTCATTTTGGATCTTATTCAGCAACAGCTTTCTCAGGATCTGTCCGTATGGTAATTCCAGTATTTCATCCCACATTCTCACATCTCCTCCAGCGAGTGCATCGATCACAGGGATATCATCCAGCTGATCAAATTCCTCAATACCCGCGGCGATCTGCTTCTGAGTTGGTTTCCTGAATAGCTTCTGCTTCTCGATCTCATATAGGTTCTGAACCTCTTCCACTATCCACGCATAAGCCGCAAACACATCAAACACACTACAGCTGTAAAACTGTTCATCGGTCCTGATATCATACACAGTGGCCAGAACATCCTTTACTGCAGATAGTGTAGGAGAGGTGAGCTGCTCCTTCATCTTCAGGATCCATTTGTATTTGATTTCAAACAGATCATTGATCTTTGGTTCCCTCTTAAATTCCTTTCCCCGGTACCTGAAACTGATCACCTTTTTCGGCTTCACATTCTTCAGAATAATATCAATGAGCATTCGATCTTCTGTCAGTAGATATTCAGCTACCGTCTTATCTTGGAATATTGTCATAAAGCTTTGCTATCTCCCCAGTCGTCATTTCCTCCTGCCGTTTCAACTTCCACTATTCCGGTCAGGGTATCAGGAGCATCATCGAATTTATTTGCACTGAATTCTTTTTTGTACTTCGTCACAGCCTTATAGAATTCCGGCCATCTTATATGCCAGTCATCCGGAAAAACAATCATGCGGTTCACACTCGCTGAGTTGGAATAGATCCTGCTCTCTTTGTTTCCTCCCTGATGAAACCAGAATATGTTGCAGGCCCTCTTAACGAACTTCTGAACATTCCGGGCAAATCCCCTTCCTCCATTATTACTTTCGATTCTGGCCTCTCTCACAATCCTTGACAGCAGCATTTCAGCTGTGGCCGGTTCCGTTTCTTCCATCGGTTTATCTGTGTACAGCACATCGAGCACGTATATATGTTCATCAGTCGAACTCAGTGGCACTCCGTAATTGATTGAACACAGCTTATCTTTTCCGGTGTCTGCAGTATCAGTGTAATTCCTGATTATCTTAAAGGCTGGCAGCTGTGAGTAGGTCTTGAATTCGTTGTAGAGCAATCCTTTCTTATTAACCGGGTTCCCCTGGTGGAGACAGTCGAACTTATCAGGATCTTTGGCTCTGGTGGATTTCAGTTTCTCGAGAGAATGCTTTTCTGGCCACAGCGGCTCACCTGGTAACCGAGGATCAAAATCGTTTGGAGCTTCTTCTTTGATTGCCGGTAAATTGATCTTCAGGAATTCATGCGGCTTTAGATTAGCAATGAACTCATCCAGATCTCCTTCACCATTCCATTCCTTTACATATCCTTTTTCGGTTAGAATGGCAATAAGATCATTCTCACTCCATCGAGTGAATACAATCAGCTGCTGGCTGTCATTGTGCAACCTCGTTTCAGCAACTGCCGTGTACCAATCCCAGGTTCTCTTTTGTACGATCGGAGAATTTGCATCCTGCCAGTCCTTGTACAAGTCATCCATGATCATGACGTCCACAGGATCCCCGGTAAGAGCTCCACCAACTCCCACGAACTTCATGGAACCATCACTGTTGATCGATTCCCTGGTTTCATTGGTATTGGCTTTTGCCCCTGTATAACCTCTCTCCGGATATTTTACATCAGGAAAGATGTCCTTGTACTCCTGCTCACGCATGATGCTCATGATCTCCCTTCCGAACTTCTGAGCTTTAGTAGCTGCGTAACTGATCAAGGCAATCTTTTCATCTGGACGAAGGCCCGCGATAAATGCCGGTAACCTTCTGGAACTTCCTTCAGATTTTCCGTGCTGTGGAGGCATAGACACAATGAGGTTTTTTATTTCCCCATGTGCGAAGCGATTCAGTATGTCATAGAACTTTTTATGAAAATCCTGAGCTTTGAACTTTTTGAAAGTGGTCTCAGTAAATTTTAAAAGATCATCCCTGCTGTCGATGAGCTTAAGCTGATAAAGTAGCTTAGCTATTCGGCGCTGTTTTATTTCATCGAGCTCATCAAGGCGCTTACTCAGCATTATCAGACATTAGTTCTTCCAGCTCCCTCAGGATATCCTCCCGGGTATAATCCTGGAACTTTTCACCTTTGTTGGTGTGGTTAATGGTCTGCTTCGCTCTTCCTTCAACTCTATCGAGGATCTCCTTTCTGGCTTTGTGATTACCCTGGACTGCATCAGCAAATAAGAGGTTGGCCAATAATTCATTCAGGCACGATTGACTTTCAACCTTTCCGGATTTGGTTTTGGTCTTTCCATCCTTATCGGTAACAGTGATATTGAACTCAATGGCATTTGCTTCGCCGAGATCCTTCAAATATTCTGTTGTGGACTTTCCTTTTCTCCCTCTGTTCTCAGGTTGATTATCTGAGGAGAATTGAGTTTCAGGGTTTCCACTTTTTCCTTTTTCGAATGGCATGATTTTCTTCCGTTTTTATTCCGTTTTCTCGGTTACTTCTGTCATTCCCTCTGCGAGGTCAAGAACATCCTCCAGAGTTTCCAGTTTTGACTTCAGCTTCACGTACTCTTGTTTCTGAATACTGGATGCTGCATTTTCATTTACGATCGTCTCCAGGTCCTTCAGCTGTTCCCTGGTTCTTTTGATTTTGTTCTTTAAAACTTTAAGCAGTGCCATATACTGTTTTTCCATTTGAAGAGAGATTTTTGATTTAACTCTCCCTAAGTTAAGATTTTCCTTTTGTAGCAGGAAGGGGACTCGAACCCCTGACCTCCGGATAATGAGTCCGGCGAGCTGACCAGCTGCTCTATCCTGCGATTTGTTCCTTTTTTGGATACGGCTTGGCCATCTTGGCCAGCTTCTTCCTCTCCCACTTATTCATGGGAAATACATATTTTATCTTTGTGAGGCCGCGAATGATTTCCGCATCCTTGGCCACGTTTTCTTTCAACCAGTCAATGTTGGTACTTCCATATTTCTTCCCGACACTTCGGCGATGGGTCAGTTTGCCATTAATCATTATTCCCCGCTCATTGGATCGCTCATCCATGTACAGCCAATTGGTGGCCTGGTATATTGTGCCGATGTGCTCCTGGTTCCGGTCTGCATAACTCACAATGATTTTTACAAGAGGAGCATCCTTTTTCAATTCCCGGATAGCTGCACCAAGAACCTGAGATGTGAACTGCTGCTTACCATTCAGAGCCATACGGACCAGCTCCACCACCTGACCCTGAACCAAATCATATTCCTGAGCAATGCGAGGATTGGCACCATTTGAGAAAAGAACCACACCACACCATTCATCCTGATCATTAAAAACAGAATACCCCAGACGTATCTGAGGAACTGCTTTTGCATAATGAAATTTCATGCAAGCATATCGAATAGCTTGGCCAGATGCTTTTTCCAGTCTCATATTTCTCCCTGGCTTACTGAATAGGTTATTCCTTCAAAGTGATTTTCCTCCAACCAAACAGGAAGGGCTTTTTGAAACCGTTCCATGTCATTTGTGGAACCGAAGGTGATCTTCATTGTGGGTGGATTCTCCTTCTTTGGTGCTGTAAGCTCCTTTGGGTATTCAAGATCTTCATCAAACAGATTTATTCCGATATCATTGAAGCCGAAATCCTCCAGTTCAAAATCATTGAAATCAAGATCCAGTAATTTATCCCTGTCCCATTTCCCTCTGTGAAGGTTATCCCTAACCATTCTTTCCTTCTGAACCTTTTCCGGAACATTCTCCTCTACAAAGCAGCTGATGGTCTGGGTACCATTCAGTCTTGAAGCTTTAACCCGCTGAGTTCCGGCATAACATAAATACTGGCCATCCTTCAGGTTGATCAGTGGAGGGCGTTGATATAAGAAAGTTGGATCCTTTTTGATATCCTCGGCCAGCTTAACCAGGTCCACATCAGAAATAGTCCGGGGATTTTCATCCAGGAGAATTATTTCATTAATTGGAATTTCGATGTGCTTAATCATTCTTTACTAAAATCTTGTAAACTACCTTTCGGTTAGGTTCAGGTTGATATGCTTCAAGCGCTTCTTTTCGCGCCATGACATTAATCGGATCTACTTGGAAATCCCCATTTGACAGATGTGTAATTGTTTGATTCATGACTTTGTTATTTAAAAAAGAATCCCTGAAGTTCTCTCGGCTGCACCTTTGCGCGCTAATAGGGGGAGTGCAACCCGGCTATTGAGACTATACCCTTCGTTTCAGGGATTCTTTATCAGTGAAAATATTCGTCAATAATCTCCTTCGTCTGTTCAAATCCAGTTGAGAAGCAAGCGTAATAGCCTTTCCTCTGCAGGTCAGTTATTGTTGCCATTTGCCCCTCGAGGTGCGTGTCCTTTTTTAATTCTCCATTTTTTTTAAAGGGAGTAATTGTCTTCAGTTCAATGAATAAACCATGGTACCCGTGACGCGGCTCAAGAATGAGCAGATCAGGGCATTTAAAACCGTTCTTCTGGATTGATTTGTTTCGTACCTGTTGAGGGATGGTCAGTTTTACCGAAGCAATAGTATCTGATAAATACATAGCCTTAGGGTACTGAACATCAAGATATTTACAGACAGATTTTTGTAAATCAAATTCTGAATGTTTCAAAGGGGCCTACGATAATCTGAAATCTCATGCCTGGGATGATCCTCAGGACTTTTGGAAAGCTCTGTTAACGAATCAAATATAAGTAACAAAATGATACATTGTGATTTTTTTTGTAAGAAAATGATACGTCTGTTAAGAATATCTTAACTAATTGGTGGTATCTACGCATAGTGAAAAGCGTTGTCCTTTTTTTATCTGAAGCCTTAATATACTTTAGCTGGAGTTCTTTGAGGAACTAAAAAGCCGGCTGTTTAGACCACCGGCTTTGAAAACTGAATGTTTAATTTAATCACAACAAAACCATGAGTGATACAATTGTTTTATTGCTGATCTACCTTATCACAAGAGGAAGGTAGAAGAATGGACCCGCCTGCTGGAACAGGCGGGTTTTTAATTGGACTTCAAATATAAAAAATTAACTGATTATCTTAGAACACCAAATAACACACAATGTTTGAAACATTACTAAACCAGGTCGACTGGGATCTAGCTGCTCTTATTGCTACTGTTGCCACGCCAATTATTTCTTTTCTTGCTTTCATAGTCTATGGAGCTGCACTTTTTACCAGCATGCAGCAAAACAAGATCACTACCAGTTCATCAATGATTCACAAGTATGATGAAGAAATTGAGGATCAGTACAAGTATGGATCTCAAAACTTGGTAGGCTATGGAAGAATTCAACCTCCGATTACTCTGACTGCTTTCAACTGTTTCCGAGAATTCGAAAATGTACTTGAATATTTAAACAACAGTGAACAGATGAAAAAGGATGTGAATGCTATTGAAAATGAAACCTATCTCCATTGGAGGTATATGGAAGAAAGAGATTATTATCCCGAATGTGAATTCATGGCCTCCTTTTTCGATCCTTATACTCCCATAAATATCTATTTTGCCAGGGTTAAAACATTAATCCAAGAAATAGAAAAATCCAGTTTGATTGGTGAACATAAACGTATTTTAAAGCGAAAGATTAGGAGAAAGCTACTTCCCAGTTTTTTAATCGATATTGTAGACGTTCGATACACCGGTGCTGACTATCCAAGATACATACCCTATATTGACAGGAATAATGAAGTACAACTGGGAGATTACTGGAACCTGCCTATTTTCAAATTAAATGATTATTTTGAAAAACATCTGAGAAATACCTGATCTGGTTACAAGGGTTATGAGGGAATATCCCTCATACCTCTCGACTGTTCGTTGTCATCGGTGGCCGTTTTCAGGTTTTTGTTAAAGCAGTCAGTCTCAAAAGGCCTACTGACAAAATTCATCTGCTATTGTGATCACGCAATGAACTTAATAGATCCTCCTGAGACCCCTCCGCTAAAACTTAATAATCTCGATCAATATTCTCTACAGCTTGAATAGCTACAGCTGCAACCTGAATTAGTTCCTTTCTGAAATTTTTGAGACGTTGCCTCTGCAGTTCTGGTCCAGCTGGGTTATGGGGATTAATATCACCATTTGCAAAATAAAAATCTACAGCTTCTTTAGATGCTTCTCCAACTTCTTCAGTGAGAATTGCAATCCATTCAACTGCATTTCGATTTTGAACACCCCACTTCTCATTTTGTCGTTGACGTTCCATTTTTACCTGAGCTAAAACTCGATCTAGTCTCATTTTTGCTTTAACCTCTTCAGGAAGATTTTCTTGTGCCTCCTTGTTAAATGTTATGCTTTCTGTTTTCATTGTATTTCGCATTTAAATTATTTCTTGAAGATGTTTTTTTTCAGCCTTCAGCCTGCTGAAGTATTGAATCAATACCAGGTTCTTACATTCAACCTTGAGAGGATCTTTTCCTGCCTGGATCTCTCTGAGCTGAAATTTCCACTGCTTTCGATCCTCTCCAGATCTCTCCCTGTTACAGAGCTGCTTAATTGCTTTTCGTTTTACCTGTTCCTTAAAGGCTGGAGAATGATAAGGGAGTAACTTCTTTTCATACAGGTAATCGTACACATAAGTTTTTCCTAGGGCAATCTCTCCAGTCTGCAGGAAAATTTCAAAACATTCAATTGCTCCATTGATCACCAGGATTTCTTTTTCCTCCGGAGACATTTCCTTCGGTTCTTCCTTTCGTGCCATTGGTAGATTATTATTCGCCCTGGTAGATCTCAACCATTCCCGGTACCGGTACAATATCTTTCCAACATACTCAGCATTGAACAGCTGGAAATGCTGTACCGGTTCCCCTGAATATCTGTCCAGTTTAAAAGCATAATCTATTTCCTCAAGAGATAGAGCTTTAAACCGGCTCATGATCATCTCAACAATATCCAGCTTATTGATATTACTGATTGGATCCTTCAGGCCTATCAGGTTTGAAGCCTTTGTAAAGATCATTGAAAGTCCCTGTTGCAGGTATTGCTTTTGATCCACCTGAGACAGATCCATTTCTTTAATCTTCTGGAGCTGTACGGCTGATTTAGCAAAAGCTACCTCATTCAATTTCCCAACCCTGGCTATTCTGGTAGATAACATCTGCTGTCTGACGGTTAACTCTTGGCTCTGCGTTTGTATTTGATTTTCCATATTGATTAGGTTTAGGGTCATCCATTCGATTAATCCATCCAGTTGCTGCTGATTTCCATTTGGTCATTTTATTCTTACCTACGTACCAATTTTTAGAATCATAAAAAGACCAGAATTTTGCAGCTTCTTTTTTGGCTAAGGCTGGATGTAATTTCTTTTCAATTAAATATTCTTGAACTTGATCCTGGGAGGGAGGAGAAAAGCGGTAGCTTTTTTTCTTTTCATCCTGTTGAGTTTTCTTTTCTGTACTATTATCTTCTTTTCTTTGTGCACTTTTTGGGGGTGGTAACGGGGTTTCCTCCGGAGTTAACTCCGTTTCATCCTGAGTTAATTTGATTTTGGGATTGATTTTCCAATTTGTTCTTTTGGCATCCCGGCACACTTTGGAATACCTTTCTTGGATTTCCAATGAGGTTAGAACACCTTTACTTGCCAGTTTAGGATCAAACAATTTTACCTGGACTGCTTTTTTGATAACCTCTTCTGCTGCACCCTCAGTAACGCCAATTTCATCAGCAATTAAAAAAGGTAGGTTTTCATCCCACAAGATGTAATACCCTTTCTCTCGATAGATATTACACAGCAGGGAAACTAGCACGGTTAATCCTTGCGGTCCGCAGGCCATTTTAATCCTCCTGACTTTCATGTTCCGGAAAAAGTCTGTATCTAAACTGAAATAATCCAGCCCGATTTTGAGGGGTCTTGCCATTTTAATATTCTTTAAACATTGATATCATTTTATCCACGTAAGAGGTTTCCATCTGGTCCGTGGCACCAGTAATAGAATTCGCTGTATCAGCTTTGCTTTTTATCAATTCGAACATCTGTTCATCGATTGTCTTATGCCCCAGGAAGTATGTGACCATTACATTGTTTTTCTGGCCTATACGGTGAGCTCTATCTTCACATTGCACACAATCTGCATAAGTCCATGGATATTCAATAAAGGCTACTCTGGAACTCGCTGTAAGTGTAATACCAACACCCGCAGCTTTGATATTACAGATGATTAGTTTACAGTCCGGGTTATTCTGAAAGGCATCAATTGAAGCCTGTTTCTGTTCCTGGTTATCTCGGCCGGTAACAGTAACAGCATGAGGATATTCCTTCTTCATAGCATCCACAATGGAATGCAGGGAGGCAAATAGAATCAGCTTTTCCCCACTCTCCAGAACCTCATTAACAAATTCCTTTACCTCATTAAGTTTCCCCAGTGCAGAGATCCGCTTCAGCTCTCCCATCTTAACCATGATCTCTCCCCGGAGTTTCCTGGCGATTTCTTCATCTGTGAAATCCTTATCCTTCAGATAACTCACAAATTCATTTTTGGCTCTGTTATATTCAGCTCTGGTGGTGATATCACAAAGGATGGTTTGGCGCTGCTTTTCTGGAAGATCTTTAGCCACATCTTTCTTTTCCCTCCGGAAGAAACAGTTTTTGTTTAGGAGGTAATTCAGTTCCTGCAGGTTTGCAGCTCCACGGCCTCCTTCACAATACCGGGTGAGAAAACCTTTCCGGCCGCCAAACTTATTGAGGTGTCCCATAATCGCAAGCTGAGGAAAAAGATCTATTGGTTTATTCACTACCGGTGTTCCGGTAAGAAGGATTACCCACTCTTTCTTCATGGCTATTCTGAGGGCCAATTTTGTTTGCTGAGTTTTGGTGTCCTTACATCTGTGAGATTCATCAATAACAATTGATTTAAAGAGATCCACTGTTGGTTTCATCTGAATATCCATGCTATTCCTCATTTTGCCTTTAGGAGGCAT